TTATAAAATATGCTGACTGTGGGTTCATGACATCTTCTATTGCGTATGGGGCTTTTGCGTATATAGGGGTAAAGACATCAACAGTAGCAATCTGTAATGGAGAAAAATCGATATCTTCCGTTTCTGTTTTTTTAAACTTTTTATAATATTCTGCCCAGTCCCACTTATTAAGCGTGTTGGGGTCTGGAATAAATTCAATCCTTTCAAATGGTGGTAGCATACAATAAATGTATTTTGGGTTTCCAAATTCTTTTATGTAAGCAAATGTTGAGCGAACAACTGAGCCTACTGAGTTACCCTCATAAGCAATATTATGGACTGTTCCCAAAAAGTTATCTTCTACAATGTCCGAAAACCTATATTGTTTTGGCAAAGAGTTCCCCCATGTTTGAGAGCATCCGTTTATCAATAAGTCTGCGGCTTCAAAAAAATCTTTGTCTCTGAATCCATAGTTATTTAAATAGTAATGAATATCATCTTTATTCCATTCCTTAAGCAACTTGCTGAGTGTTGGAGCTCTATTTACATAAATTTGATTTTCTAATTTGTTTGAATAAATAGCTTCGGCTGTTCTTTTGCCATCTTTTATATCCCAATCGATATATTTTTTGCCGCCTTGATTATCCATTTAAAGTCTCCTCATAAAATTTTTCTGCGATATGAATGCTTGCGTGTGCCCCTATGTGAGGGTTTTTGTGTTGATCATAATCGTTTGCTATTTCCCAAAACATTCTGTAACTTGGATTGTCTGCAAGATCTTTATGGCAATTGGGGTGATCTCCACTAAATGTTTTTTCGTTAAACCACCTAGAGTCTATAGATGTATAGCTTTCATAATATTTATTTTTATTAGCAATTTCTTTAAAGAATAAATTTTCGTCTGGATCCCAGAACCCATATCTTAAAAATATGTTAGACTGCTTGCAGTACTGCTCTAGTAACCTTAAAGACATAAGAGATTGGTCATAAGCAATTTCTTCTGTAATTACTTCATGCAGCACCAGGGGCAGTTTGTAAAATTTAGCGTGGTATTCAGGGTTAACGGAGCCGTCAATTAAAATATCATTTTTATGAGTTTCTTGAGAAACCATAACACCTGGAGTTCTTGGCAACCTAAATCTCCACAGTGGTGGCAATAGAATAAATAATTTTTCTGGGTGACCAACTTCTTTAAAATAAGAAAAAACTATTTCTACAATTCCTCTTATTGATTTTCCTGGCTGACCTAAATTATCTACATCTTTTACATTTAAACTTTCTTTTAAAATATTTGGCCAAATCAAAGAGTCTGGCAAGCCAGTTCCCCATGTCTGCGAGCACCCTGCAACTAAAATTTCAGCAGGAGCACCTTCAATAAAATTTCTTCCTCTATATAGCTTTCTATTTATAGAATAATTTTCTTTGCTGAACAGATCATAATCTGGGTGATCTTTGTAAAGACATTTATTTTGTACTTTATCTATGTAGTACTCTTCTTTAGCTTGGCTCCAAAGATTAGGACCGTGTGTATGTGACTGAGAAAGATTTTGAAGGCTAGGGTACAGAAAATTATTTCTTTGACTACTGTTATAAAACAGATCAGCTTTTCCTAACAGGGCATCACGAAATCTATTTTTTAAATTCATTAGTAAATGTAATCCCCTTTTTCTTTAATTCTTTTTTTCTTTTTCTTTCTATACAGGAATACATATAGGCTATAAAATATATTCTTAATCATTAATTGAGCTTTCAACTATTTGCTGTACGTATTCTGAGAAATGTTTTCTTATGTTGCCCATTGGCCTAGAGCCAGCAAGATTCCAAATTCTTTTATATTCAACAACATTAGCAAATGTGGTCGGGCACAACACTACCCCATTGTATTCTTTTAATACAGTAGGGAGAGGAACATGCTTACCACAACACTTACACTCTTTAGCTTTTTCTTGATACGTACTCATATTATTTGCATCCTGTCCATTGCGTCTCTCAAGTTACCTGGCATTCTTGGTGCTCTTATCATATTGAATGAGCTTGTTTCGCCATCATTTTCTGTCCCAAAATCGTTATCGTAGTTCATAGATTCGTATGTATGTATATTTATTTCTTGGTTTGTATCAAATTTACTTCTGCTTATAGCGTTGTAAATAGCTCCACAGACTGCGTCCGCCAAATCCTTAGACCCTTTTCTTGGGTGGTCAACTCTATCTCTCATAATTTTAAGCTGAAGCAATTCGTCTATTAGTAACTGTATGTGCGGCCCAGACAGTCTTTCTTCCGCCACAATCATTGCCATATCGTCGTAATGCTTTTTAGCGACAGACAGAATCTCTGTATTGATGCCGTATTGTTTTAGTTGTTGCATCATATCGTGAGAGTTCCATCTGTCAAAGGTACATACACGAATTTTAAATCCTCGTGTCTTTAATGAAAGTATGTAATCTTTTACTTCAGTAAAATCTACAGACTTATCTTTTGTTGGTGTCCAGAACCTAACTGCATCTATCTCAACAATAGGGGCTGGCTGTGAATATGTGTCGGTAACTTTAATATTTACCCATTTGTTTACGTGACCCATTGCTACCGCACAATGGTCATGCTTCTGCGCTAAGTCCACGTGAATAAAGTATTCTTTATCTGGATCTGGAATAAACCACTCTTCAAGTCTACCAAAATTATCTACAGCAAGATGTGCTTTATTAAAAGCCTTCTCAACCTTTTCTCTTGATTTAAAAAATGCATCAACAGCATCAGGGGGCATGCATGCAAATCTTGACAATGCGTCTAAAGGATTTGTAAAAAATGCTACCTTAAAGTCATCAATTTTTCTTACTGGGTTTACTTCCCAGGTAGGTCTCTTAAGTGCATATACTCTTGGAATTTTATAAGATAAGATGTGGTCTTCTTCCCACTCAACACTAAATTCATTTCCTTGCGTATCATCTGGCAGGTCTTCATCCATTTTAAATTTATGATCACGGACAATAGTTTCTTTTTGTGCTACTACGGCATCGTACCTTTGCTGTATATAGTCGTTCTTGTATCTAGGAAATGAGAGTAATATTACCTTACCGAAGTCTGGGAAACGGGAATCTACAGATGCACGGTACATATCATATATAGCTGCGCCTGTTTTTGCCTGCTCATGTCCTGTTGTGTTATCAATAGCAAAGCCTGAAATTTCATCAAGGATGACCACAATTACGTTGTAGCCTTCCCAAGCTTCACGCTCTGAGTGACCTGAATGTACTGTAATAGCTTTATCAAATTTAACTTCTGAAGCCTTGTCGTTATACTTTCCAGCAAACCAAGGTGACTTGTCGATTCGTGTTTTAAAACCTTTAAAGAAAACGTTGCTTGCCTGTTGAGAGTTGATAGCAATGTTAATAATATCAATGCTGTCTCCTGGGGGCTTACCATAATATGTGGCTGGATCCTTAAGGCATAATAGTAAATATACTATATACGATACTGCAATAGTTGAGCAGTAATCTTTTCCAGAACCTTTTCCTAATTGAGCAACTACTTCATTAGCGGTTTGCTTAAATCTTATTCTTCCTTCTTCTTCTCCAAATAGCTTGATAAGCGTTGACTCTTTATAGATCTGTGAGCTTTTTTCGATAAGCGTGTACTGATAGTCGGAAAGTTCTGGAAGCCCAAGGTATTCTGGACTTCTAACAAACGTTTTAAGATCGACTGGTTTTTCATCGAACTCCTCTCCATCGAGCATGTCGATAAGGTCAGCAAAATCAAACGACATCGGCTTCTTCTACTGGCACTGATTCAATTACTCCAGTAATTTGGGATAATCGTTTTGCAACTTCCATCTTACACTTAGGGCATGTTGCTGTAGCTTCTTTTAATATCTTAACAAGGATGTCTTGCTTGCGCTCTGTTTCTGCAATTTGTGATGCAATTTCATTATTTTCTAATACTCCAATAGACTGTAGCATTGCAATTCTTTTAGTCTCAATATCTGCAATAAGCTTTAATGCACCAGATTTAATTCCTAATTGTCCAGACTGGTCTGCATCTTCTACTGTTTTCCAGGCCTCTTTGATAAGCATTGCATAGTGTTGATCCGCCCCCGAGATGGCCTCTCTGGCACGATCTCTGATGTTGCTATCATTATGGACAACGTCTTTCCAGTCATCGATTAGCTCAAGGACTTCTTTGCGCTGTATTCCTGTAGTGGTGGCAATCTGTGTGGGTGTGCTTCCTTTTAGAAGTTCTTCAACTACCCTGTTCATTCTGTCAAAATGTTCTGACAATTCTATTTCGCTCATTAATACAGTATACTTTCAGTCGACTAAAATGTCAATCAGAATTAGCCCTGGCAATCTTATATAGGACTAAATATCCAATTAAATCATCAATATCATTGTCTCCAGCATATCCTTGGTTATTCTTTACCCTATTTAATTTATCATCAATACGAACTTTTAATTGCTCTGTTGAGTCCGCCGTTGAAAATATTCTTGCTGGCTCAAGGGCAGAGTTGCCGTACGAGATATTCTTTTCAATTAACATATGTGCAATTTCATGGCATGCTCCCCAGATCTTATTACCTGCTGGTGCACCTACTGATCTTAAATATAAATCACTGCAACTAAAATTGCTAACATCTTCATATACCGCCTTTAGCATTATCGTCTCCTAATTAATTTAAACTGTTCTAGGTATCTCTGTATGGTCATAGCAGAGACTTTACACTCATCGGCAATTTCAGTTACCGTTTTCTTTTGAACCACATATCTTCTATGTAGCCAATCTTTACTTTGATATAACTTCATCGCTCTGTTAGTATTTTGTTAGCATAATGTGCAATACCAAAGCTATCTGCAACGTCAAAATCCACCACATTTAAATTATACTTCCTGTTAAAGTAATCAGCAGTTCTCTGCTTTCTTATATTGCGTAACTTATTTTTGTACCAGGAATCTGCGTATCCTGGATTAGCTAATCTTATTGCAGACTTTTCATCCTTTGTCGGATTTTTGTTGCCAATGTACGCCTGCCACGAGGATGGGCTAATAGTAATAACCTTAGACCCAGTAGACATAAGCTCAGCAATAACAACTCCATAGACATAAGACAATTTTATCACAGCATCGGGTGATCTGACAAGTATGGCACCTTCTACCGCAATATAATCACTTTTTAATTCTTCAAGCATCATATTCATTCTTAGTTTGGCGTTATATATTTTCTCATAAATATCCTGCCCGACTAAATCTATCTTTCCCCACTTCAAAGGAATATCATTTTCCATAAGGCAAAAAGCAATAGAGTTGGTGGATGCGTCTATTCCCAACACCCTATTGGCTTGTATTTTTTTTAAACTAGCTAACGTCATTTATCCTCTTTATAATAGACTCAACATTTCCAGTATTGATATTCTTTTCACAAGATGAGCATATGTTATTCTTATTATACCTGCTTAATTGTATATTGCATTTCTTGCAAAGCCTTTCAGCCCCATTTTTAATTGCTTTTTTCTCATAATACTTTTCCATGATTCTTTTATTAGTCGCAATTCTACAACACTCATCCTTGCAATACTTTTGATTATGCGTCTTGGGTGTAAACTTTTTCTTACACTCTTTGTTTTCGCAAATCATACAAGAGGAACCTCAAACTTTTCAATTTGAACAGTACCTAAAGGTGTTTCTTTTGAATAGCATTCTTTTTTAACTGGGCAATATGTGCAAGGCATCTTTGATTTTGAAGCACCTGCGGGGCGCATTGGAAGGTCACCATCTTTAAAGTTATCCCAAACTTCACACATCCAAGTAAAGGTATCTTCAATTATCTTAGTGTTTCTTTCATTCATTGAAATTGGTATAACAAGGATCTCTTGAGTGTTCTTGTTCTCGTATAAAAAGAATCCTTCTTTAGCATTCTTAAGCTTCATGTATGTTAATAGCTGAAGCATATGATTAGCGGTAGGCTTCATCTCGGACTGCCTTGTATCCCACACTTCTTGTTTAGCCGTCTTGATTTCACCGATCACGGTTTCACCATCGTACTCCATAATAAGGTCTATGAATCCTCTAATTGGTGGATACTCGTTAATAATCTCTTCTTCTTCTGCCTTAAACTGTGGCATAGACGCAATAAGTTTTTGAAGTCTTTCGTGTGCCTGTGTGCCTTGTGCCATATTAGCAACAGCAACCGCATCGTTATCATCAATAAACATTGCGCCAGAGAAAGCCATATACCAATACCTTGGGCATGTTCCGTGTCCATAGCCAAGCGAGCTTGGGCTAAATGATTTCTTTGTCATCTCTCCGTCTGCACGTTTAGTATTTCTATATGACTCATCAAGCAACTGGGCAAATAATTCTGGATCAAAAAACTTGCCAGTGTGCTTTTTAAACTTTAGATTCTTTACTATATCTCTACCCATTTAGGAGTTATACCTCACAACATATTTAAGCGCATCTACTAACTTGTCTATGGACTCTTTTACAGAATAATATATATTCTTTTTATTATTGTTTACTGTTCCCGCTTTGTCCTTAGCAATTGTAGAATATACAGATGCAAGCACTGCAAACTTTGTTGACATTGCCTGAAGCTCCATAATTAAATGCGGTGCTTTTGCTGATGGAACATCAGGATTCATTAACAATTTTACCACAATTGAAAGGGCCCTGTCTAAGTGTTCATCTTTCATGAACTCATGCAGATCATTAAACTCTGTGATATCGCTAATTAGCTCAAGAGTATTTTTATCTTCAGCCATTCTTTATCCTTTTATCCCACTTGTCTAGAAATAGACCTACAGGGTATCCAATTACAAACCCAACCATTAACCCCATTAGAAAAGCGCTCATTAGAATGGAACTTCTACTTCTGTAATGTCCCATTTAGAAGGGGCTGACCAGGAGTTATCGAACGCTGGGGCAGACTCTTTCTTTGATAGAGACCATGTTGTTACTGCAATTGTGTCTGCATTAACGTCATAAGATGTTCGGCTATTGCCTTCTTTATCTTTCCAGGTCTCTTCATAAATCTTACCCACTATAACTACTTCCTGGCCTTTCTTAAGAGTAGCAATACTCTGTTCCGCCAAACTCTTCCACGCCTTAACCGTCCACCAAGATGTATCTTTATCATCCCAGTTGCCAGTTGAATCGTTTTTCACACGGTCATTAGATACAATACGTAGTCTAACTCCGCCTCCGTTAAGCTTAACTGGATCTTGCCCTACACGACCAACGATTGTAATTGTTGGATTAGCCATTATTATTTTCCTCCCAGAATGCGATCAAGTCTTCTAAGACTGACCACTCAATGATTCCAAGACGAACCTTGGAATCCTCACCGATAATAATTTTAAGGGCAGGGTGCATATTCCTGCTTACCTTAAAAGTATCTGTACAGATTTTAGCCCATACATCTTTATTTAAATTAAATGATGCTTTTGCTTCTTTGTAGTCCACAAGGAACTGATTCCACTTGGCATCACCTTTTTGATAATCACCACGGCCACTATTTTTTTGAGCCTTAGCACCATCACGTTTTACTTCTGATCTTTCTGACATTACTGAACCGTAAATGAATTCTTATGTCCATCTGGACATTCCCAAGATATGGTCATATTAACCGCATCCCAAAAATATTCTTCTGAATCCTTGTCACACTTGCTGCATGGCTTAACTCCGCCTAGCTTTTCAAGTTCTGGAGAAAATATTTTTTCTGGCTTATTAAGAAATTCATCAATGCTTGGCATTTATCTCTCCGATTAAGCTGTCTACAACATCTGGATTTTCTTTTAAATATGCTACAGCCTTTGCACGTCCTTGAAAACGTTCTCCATTTACCGTATACCATGCTCCACCCTTTTCTACTATGCCACACATTTCTGCAACATCTAAAGTTTCTCCAACACTATCTACACCAAGAGTTCCCCCTTGGTAATAAAAATCATATTGTCCCGATAGATTTGGGGGGCCGAGTTTGTTGTAATCAATAATCCAGTTAACTGGCCTTCCGACTCTTTGCTCAATGATCTTGTCGCCAACTTTAACCCCAGCTTTAATAGCATTCGCCTCAGCCTCAGACGACCAGAGCTTAATGACCGTGGAAGAAAAGAACTTGACTGCCATGCCACCTGTGGGGATGTGACTAGCATGCATAGATCCAAACTGATTTCGTTGTTGTGAGATGAGAACAAGTAATGTGTTTTTGTTTGCATAGTTTAACATTTTGACTGCGTGGGTCATATCCTTTGCTTCAGCGCCGATTTGCTTTGTATCTTGCAAATCTTTCATTTCATTTCCGTCTTTTTCAAAATAAATAGCTGGAAGCAATGCTGAGATTGAATCTACTACAATTAAATCAACACCTGCATCCATCAACTTAGTAGCAACATCAACCATATCATTTACAGTTTTTGCTGGAGAATAAATAAGAGAAGAAGAATCTACACCCAGTTGCTCTGCCCAAGATTGATCGTATGAGGCCTCTGCATCAATCCAAGCACAAGTCTTTCCCTCTTTTTGTGCAAGAGCAATCATCTGCAAACAGAAAGAAGACTTTCCAGCAGATTTGTTTCCCCATACAAGAACTTGCCTGCCATAGCCTAGCCCACCACGCAATGCAAAATTTAACCCAATACTTGGCGTTATTTGTTTTTCAACCTGAACGTCTTGTGCAGACTGAACTCTTGCTCTTGTTTTAGGATCTAGCTTAGCTAAGATACTATCTATTTCTATTGTCATTTATACTCTTTCTTTTTTATAGTATATCATTAAAACCGATTGCCGTGAAGAGGTGGTCTGTCTTTATTTATATTAAATTTGTTTTCTAAAATTTCATCAAGGCTTTCTGTTACCCATTCATGATTTCTTAATCCTGCATATAGGTCTAGCGTTCTAATTAATACATCTGCAATTTCTTCTACAATTTCTGCACTAGGCTTATTTTTTCTAATAGCTTCTAATACCTCTGTTACTTCTGAATGTATTAGTGCCAGCTTTGTGCATACAATATTGGTATCTATTTCATGAGGCCAGAATCCTTTTTCAATTGCTGTTTCGTGTAGAATTGCAGAAAACGCATCAAGGCCGTACTCTGTTAATACGCTATCGCTACTCATTATTTTCTTCTGCCTTTAATGAAAAATTAAATACTCTTTTTTCTCCATCGTAGTCAATATTTAACTCACGGTTTTCTGCATTTAAATTTACAAATGTGTCTACTGGAACCTCAACACTTTTAATTGTTTCTAGCACAGAAACAAGAACTCTTGTTGCATTCATTGCTCCTAAGATATCCTGTGCATTTGTTTCTTCTGTCATTTTATTTCCTTTACCATTAAAGTTCCATCATCTAAAGTAGATAGAACAACCTTACATTTCATTCCTTCACGCATTCTTGCTAAGGACATCTTATACATTGTTGGGAAAGCAATAACTCTTGTTAGTTCTTTATTGCTATTAGAAAGCACAATGTGGCTCATTGTTTTACCCGCCTTGGTAACATACGGAGTAAAGTTAATTACAGTATACTCATCCTCTTCAAGATCATACTCTTTTCTGTAAAGATAGTCAACAAATATATCACCACCCTTTGGGTCTATATCGCTTACCTTAATGTATCTTGCAATACGATTATCTCCTACAAGAATGAAATACATCTGATTAGTTTCAATTTGAGTTTGTTCTGTATGAAACAGTCCGATTGATCCTGTTTCATCTACCAGCTCTACTCTAGCCCATCCGTTTCCACGCTTAATTGACTTTACCATTCCAAACATTACAAACGAACCTAGGTCTTCAAAGTCTTCAATTGGTCTTGCTTGTGCTTTAATTCTTGGAGGTATTCCCTCTAGGTTAAATGTGGGTATACCTAGGTATTCATAGTAACTATCTTTTTCATTGCCTGTTCTAGGGTTATCATCAAATGCCGCACCGCCAATTGCATTTAATGCCGCAATAGCACGGCTATTGATTCCACTACCTTTCTTTGAAGCTTTGTCAATGAAGTCAGCGTAATCTTTAAATGGTCTTTGATCAATAATTTTATTAGCAATGCTGTCTGAAATAAATTTAACTTCAGCTAGGCCAAATACAATTCTATCTTTTTGTAATGAGAAATAAATGTCAGACTCATTAATGTGCGGAAGAGATACACGCAGACCTAGTCGCTTAGACTCAATTAAATATTCTGTTCTCGCATCTTTATCATTTTCATTCTTAAGAATTGAAAACATAAACTCAAGAGGGTAATAAGTCTTAAGCCAAGCAGCGTAATAAGACAACATAGAATAAGCAACAGCGTGGGAACGGTTAAAAGAATAACCAGCGTGAGCCTCAAAAGTATGCCAGAGCGTTTCGGCTTGCTTCTTAGAAATGTGCTTTGAAGCCCCATCAATAAAGCGATCCTTGAACTGGTCGAATTCTTTTGCATCTTTTTTCTTTCCAATAATCTTGCGGACCTTATCAGCCTCTGACCAAGACATACCACCTAGGTGGACGCAAGCTTGCATAACCTGCTCTTGATATATAATAACACCATATGTGTTCTCGGTAAACGGCTTCATAATTGGGTGAATAAACTGTACGGCTTCATCTCCGTGTTTACGCTTAATGTATGAGGCACCCACTGTATTCATTGCACCTGGACGAACCAATGCGTTCGATGCAGCAAGATCTTCAAACTTGTCTACACCCATTTTAATAAGAAGGTTTGTGTATGGAGTTGCTTCAGCTTGAAATACACCTTTAGTGTATCCATCGCTTAGCATCTTATAAACTTTTGGATCATCCATAGGAAGGCCTGAAAGGTTTATGTCCTTGCCAGTTCTTTCTTTAATAGATTTAATTGTGTCTGACATTACAGATAAAGTCTTAAGACCCAGTGCATCTAACTTGATAAGACCGATATCGGCAACAGTGTCCATATCGTATGCGACCACTGGAATTCTTCCTGAAACTTTATCCTGTGCATCTTCACGAGATTCAACAGGTGCATATTTTCTAATATCATCTTTAGCAACAACAACTCCAGCGGCGTGTACACCAACAGAACGAATACGACCACGCAATCTTTCTGCTAACCAAACAACTTCTGGGTATCGTGTTCTAAATTCTTTTGTATTTGGAGAATCAATAAAGTCTTCAAATGTATCTACTGGCTTTAATGCACGGTTTACTTCTTGGAGAGGAACCATAAACACACGAGCAGCATCACGGACAACGCCCTTATCTTTAAAATAAGTATATGTTGATATAGAAGCAACGTGTTTAAATTTTTTCTTTAAATAATCCTTAACTTCTTTTCTTCGGCGGTCTTCAAAATCTGTATCAATATCTGGAAAGTCATTACGCTCAGGATTAATAAATCGAAAAAACAAAAGGTCATATTTAATTGGATCAACATCTGTAATTCCTAGGGCATAGCAGACCAGAGAGCCTGCTGCAGAGCCACGGCCTGGGCCCACCCTAATATCATTATCTTTAGCCCAGTTAATCATATCTGCTACTACCAAGAAATATGAGGCAAAATTCTTTGATGCAATAACCCCAAGCTCTTCCTCAAGGCGAGCCTTATAGATATCATCTGAAGCCTTCTGAAGCCTCTCTAAGCCCTTTTGAGACAGTTCCCTTAGTCTTTCATCGGCATCAGTCTTAGGGACTGGTAGGAGGTCTAGGCCCTGATTAAAGTCATACTCTCCTATTTTATCAGCAATTTCCATCGTATTCTCGTATATATCTGTTCTGGTAAATCCAGCCTTAACAAAATCAGCCTGAATTTCTTCACGAGTCTGAATAAATAGATTGTAATCTTGGAAAGATATTCTTCTATCTGGATATAGATAGTTTAATCTATCATTAATATCTTTAATATTTCTGGACATATCAAAGTCAGCATCCTTATCCATCTTAGGGGATGTTGATAATATAAGCATTGCCTCTTCTAATACTCTATCTTCTTCTTTGGCAAAGTGAGCATCACCTGTTGCCACCGCCTTAATTTTAAGTTTGTCTGCTAATTCTAGAAGGGCAGAGTTGATCTCCACAGGGTTATGTGATTGCACTTCCACGTAAAAATCTTGTCCGAAAGTTTGTTTAAAGCCTTTGAGAAGAAGTTCTGCTTCCTCCATGTTACCTTTATCGATAGCCTTACTAATG